TTCTCCGCCCTCGTAATCATCATTTATGTAAAAAAGTCCAGCTATGTCGTAATAAGGAAAATCATTTGGCTTTCCCCTATTTTCGCCTTCGTGGAGTTCTTTATCGGCATGCGGTTGCTGCCTTTGGCCAGGCATCCATCTAACTACTGCTGGATTAGTTGGTCTAGCATCAACGCTAAAAAATTCGTCAACTTTTTCCTTAAGCCGAGCTTGCATACCTTCAATTATTTTTGGAATCTCGGGATTTGCCTCCATGAGAGTCGGGTAGGTAGCAACCCTATGATCCCAATAACCAGAATCATAAATTACTACCCCGTCTTCATTAACATGGGTTTCTGTCCTGTCCCAAAGATTATTATTTAAAGCAAAATCCGTCAGAGTTTTTAGCTCATATTCGGTCATAAAGTCTTCAATGGCAACAATGTTTTCTGCAGTGTCACCAAAAAATCCTGATGGTGTGGATGACTCATAAGGGCGTTCACTATTGTTTGTTACATGTTCTGTCATTGCCATGTAATTATCCTACCTTACTCGTATTTACGTCTTTCCCAGACTTCGCGCTGATACACGCCTCCATCGGGAACTCTATATTTTGAACTATTTTCGTGATTCTTTTTCATCAACTCTTGAGGTGAAATTTCTACTTCAACTTCTGATACCCAGTTTTCTCTCTTAAAGGGGAGTATCTGGGCATACGGCGTGCCTGCAGGAAGTATTCCTGTAAATCCCTTAACTATAAAAAATGGCATAGTGCCTGGAAGGCGTACTTTGTCGTTGTCTATGATCCCGCTTGTAGTGAGGAACGGCAACTCAAATCTATTCATTGGCTGAGTGTACAGAGCACTATAACCTTCTGGTAGTTCGACTGCCCAGTCGGACCACCATGCAAAATGCTTTTCGTGGTACCCAGCGGGGTGCTTAAATTGAGGCATGGGCATTCTGTCCTGAAGAAAGTCTTTGTTTTTTTCGTCTAAAACTTTTGCAAAGATTGTGCCGTTTTGCTCTGTAAATTCAATGTCGCAGGGTGTTTTATATACATAGCCGCTTCCCATAATGTCATAGACAGCGGGGCAAGATTTCCAAGTTGGAACTTTGCCGCCACCATTTGGCATCTCCCATGCTTTTCCTGTCATAGGATTTTGGGCAAACCTATCAGCTGATTTATACCACTCAGGGATTGTTTTTATCACTGGCGCAGGTTTAGAAGGACTTTCGTCATTCAGCCAAGGCCTGTTACTTACAAATTTAATTTTATGCGTGTCCAATAGTTTCCCCGCCTTCTGGTTCTATATCCTCTACTTCATAGGTTTCACCAGTAAATGGGCAAGTTACTGTTTTAAGTCGAATTGATTTGGTTTCGTGCGATCCCACGCTGTCTCCTCTGTAGTCTACGGCTTCTCTATACATTTTTGACCAATCCCCTACGCCGTTTTTTATCTCTGCTGCGTCTCCATATTTTTTTACTTCGTCCCAGTACTCCTGTGGGGGAGGAGTGTCTGATATGCACAGCTCGTAGTCCTCTTCCAGTTGTGTTAGAGAGACTGGCATTACGGCGGCTACTGGTGTTCCTGCTGGTATAAATATTTCTAGATTTGGCTCGGTAACGCGCCACGCTAAGGGAAAACTGTGCATATAAAAAGAAGTGCTAATCAATGTCGTATAACACTGAACACCTCTAGTGAAAAGGTTTGGTACTGGCATTGCTAGTAGTGATGTCTTTTCGTCTGTCTCAAATCTTAGCCCCGTTGTGAAGCTAACACTTGCGTTTCCTCTGCCAGTGGAAGCGTATTTTTCCCCCTCAAGGATCTTGATGTGATTGGGACTTGTGTCTGTTACTCCATCCCAGATAAATCTGATGTCTTCGGGGAATGAGATCCCCCACCCTAGTCTGTTTGTAAGATTTAGGGGGAAGCACATGTATGCATGCTTCTCGGGTGTATCGTCCATCCAAGAACGTCTTGCTTGTAATTGCTCTAAATTCGCGGCTCCTGGAAATAATTTAGTGGCTTTTATTTGTCTCACTAGTTGTTAGTTTCCTTATACATATCTGGACCGTGGTATTTTTCAGAGTAGTCCAGCATGGTTACCATAGAGTATTTTGTTCCAGTGGTCACTGGCATTGCTCGGTGGGGGTACATAAAGTTAGATGGGAAGATGTAAAGGTCACCAGCGCGTGCTTTTACCTTTACGTTTTGAAGTCTGAAGTAGAGTTCGCCACCTTCGTAATCATCATTGGGAAATCCAACCAAGGAAACCACGCAGTTGTAAGAGTATCCGTGGTCATGGTGCTCCTGGAAGTGCTGACCTGGTCCATACTTAACGTAGTTGGTGGCTTCCCAGTAGCGAAGTTCTCCAATGTGGTAGTGGCGAGTATAGTCTTTTACAACTTGTAGTTCTCGATGGTAAACGTCGTCTGCCAGCTTCTGGAGGGCTATGCCTGCCTCGGACTCGTCCTGCTCAATGTCTGTCTTCTTATATTTAAAGTCAACACAATCGCGATACTCTGGCATCTTCATCTGATACCCAACCATTGCTTCACGCCAGTCATAGTCGTTCTCTGGGTCATCGAGAACCCCGTGAAGTCTGTTGACTATGTCTAGATCTTTTGTTAGCACATCTCTGTACACCCAAATTCCACTGCCAGGCACTACTTCTTGGCACGAAGACCAGGTCTGTTCTTCTATTTCATACCACTCACGAAGGCGGCTATTTACAATTTCTTGCTCTTCTTCAGCCTTCGCTTGGATTTCCTGCTCATTTTTTTGCTGTTCTTCTAGCTGTTCAGGTGTCAGATCTCGTGCCATATTTTCCTCAGTACTTAAGTTTGTAGTCTTCAACTACTTGGGATACTCGTTGGTTTACTCCGTCGCGGTCATGATAGTCCATCATAACAACAACTGAATACTTGGTTCCTTCTATCATTTCTTTAGAAGCGTGTTCATAAATAAAATTAGAAGGAAAAACTGCAATGTCTCCTGCTTTTGGTTTTAGGTCTACACCAAATCGGGGGAACCAAAGCTCTCCACCTTCGTAATCATCATTTAGGTACATTACGGCTGATACGGTTGCAACATATGTAGGACCGTGGTCTGCGTGGATCCTAAATTGAGTCCCCGCTCCTTCGTACTTTACAAAATTAAACGCCTCGTAGGCTTGCATGCCTACGCCCCAGTAGTGTCCGTAGTCACTGACACACATCCTTAGTTTCTGGAAAAGGTCTTCATGCATGTCATAAAGCTTTGCATTATTTGAATCTCTAGGCCCTAGATTGTTGCTAGATATTTTAAAGTCCTGAGCATTTCTTGCATAGCTATCAACTTCAGAGGAGTTAGTTACTTTTGCTCCCGCCCACTCATAGGTTGTCTCGTTGCCAGTTAGGCTGCTCTCTAAGGTTTTAACATATTTGTCGCACGCATCTGTTGGTATGGCATTGCGATATATATTAATTCCGAGCGCTGGATTAAGCACGGTCATAGGCCCTAACGGGCGCTCTGACATTCTGTGCTCCGTTGTTTCAGATCTATCTTTTGTGAACCAATCACTCATGAGGAAATACTAACACACCTAGTCGTCTAGATATGGCTGCATATTTCTAAATCCTTCTGCATGACGTTCAAGCCCTATGTTGCTATAGTCTTCAAATTTTTTACAGTATTCGGTGCTCATCCCCGTGGCTTTGCAGAAGTCAAGAACTTTTTGTAGAGGCACGTCCTCATGTAGCTCTCCCGATAAGAGTAAGTTTAATCTCCTAAGCGCATGATCAGAGTGCTCCCAAAAACTTTTTTGGTGCAAGTCAATCCACGGCCTATGGGTGTTCATTCTTGTTGGAGCTTCTTCGCCAGGATACTGTTTGTACGTGTCGTGGTAGTAGAGAATCTCGGGCGTTGCAAAAAATCTCCACCCCCTTGCCCAGGAAATCACACTAAGGTATATTTCTTCTCCGTGATACCCCATTTTTATGTCAATAGGAACTTCTTTTACATAATTGCTGGGAGCAAAAACAAAACTCCACTGCATATACGCATCTTCAACTACATCTTCTGTATTCGGTAGCTCTGCCTGCAAGGAATTTGGAAAACCATAACCTGGAACGTAATCACTAGGTATCCTAGGTCTGTACTTATTTACTGTTCTCCCGCTGCGTGGCTCAAAATTTAAAGTTTCGTCGGAATTATACTCAAACTCTGGCCCAGAGCTTGTAATCAAGGCCTTCTCTGCTTTTGTTTCTGCTTTTTTAAGGGCGTCTAAAACTTTAAGGTCCCAGTCTTGCGCGAACATATTGTGACCGCATGTATAAAGAATGTAGTCATACTCAAAATCTACATCTGTAGTCTTAGCTCTAGACCACATAATCCCTCGGAACTCGGAAAGATCATACTTTCTATACACGATTTGGCTGGTAGGTAGAAAAGAGAGATCAGCATGAAGCTCTGGTTTTGACTGTTCGGACACTATAGAGAAAACTAAGTCCTGAGGATTAGCCGCTTTGCTTACGCAGTCTCTGACTGACTCTGCTAGATATCTTTCTCGATATGCAATCATCGAGACTAAAATCTTTGCCATTAGAAGCCGTTTATTTTTTTATTACGTTCTATTTTTTCGTTAAGCATCTCTTCAGGAATTGTCCAGCACTCGTGGCACTCCTTCGGAGCGTATGCTTGGCATTCTTTGTTTTCTGGAGGAAGGTCATTAAAATACGGAGCATTCCCTGCATACTCCGCGTAACGGATGTCACCGTCCCAGCGGTACTTATCTATAGCCTCCATAAAAGACTCCTCTGTGCCGTCTAAATCCCTCCACCAGTGTCCTGGCTTTGTGTAGATTCCAAACAAAACCACTAGATAAGCTTCAGGGTCCCTACTTGGGTACGGTGGACGCCCGTGCGATTGCTGACATGAAGACATGCAGATAGCTTGATTTTCTTCCTCGGAGAATAGTTGATCATCTACGTAAAGGCCCCAATCGTCGAGTTTGTGCTTGATTACGCAAAGGTCTATCGTATGTTGACATCCGTTTTGGTCCATATGTGTCCAGAGATAAGGGATGTTGCCTTCATGCATTTGATATCTAACGGTGTAGTAGAAGGCCAGCTCGAGCTCGTCATCTTGGAAGGCCTCTTTAGCGATGCTTAGCATTGCATCATTTATTTCTGGCCTAAATTGAACATTCTGAGACCACCTGCTTGCAATGCTGTGGTATTTGTCAGAGGAGCCTGGTCCCCAGTCCAGAGCACCAATTATGTCTTGAACTTCTCTAAATAGCTCTTCTGGTAATGCATTTTTAATTGCTACTGGAGGAGGAACCTCTGGCAATGGAAAAATTATATTAGGACTGATATCAGCAGTGTTTGGCATGTGAGTATTCTAACAGAAAAAGAAAGGCGGCTAGATATTTCTAGCCGCCCTGCTTTTTATGTTTAGTCTTCGTCTTCTACAGTATCAGGGATAGAGAAGATTCCTGCAAAGTATGGCGGGAAGAACGGTGGGAAGAATGGTGGGAAGAACGGTGGGAAGAATGGTGGGAAGAACGGTGGGAAGAACGGTGGGAAGAATGGTGGGAAGAACGGTGGGAAGAACGGTGGGAAGAATGGGAAGCTAGGTGGGAAGAACGGTGGGAAGAATGGAGGGAAGAATGGTGGGAAGAATGGAGGGAAGAATGGTGGGAAGAACGGTGGGAAGAACGGGAAGCTAGGTGGGAAGAATGGAGGGAAGAATGGTGGGAAGAACGGGGGGAGAGTGGTTACGTCGGAAGAGAAGGCCGAAAACTCGGAATCTCCGTTTGCATTGGTTGCTTTTACCTTGTAAGCCTGAGTTGTATTGCCTTCGTTTGTAATGTCTACAGTAGTGGTGGTACCGTCAGTACTGCCAGTTTTTGCAGGATCTTCGTCGGACTCAACGCTATACCCTGTAATCGCAGAACCGCCATTTGCTGGTGCAGTCCACGTTACGGTATCAACATCTCCAACAGTTGAATCTGCAGAAGGTGCTGATGGGGTCTGAGGAACGGTGGTCACCGTAACGGCAGAAGCCGATACAGCATCACTATTTCCAGAATCGTTGCTTAGGAAAATCTCTAGGGTATAGCTTGTAGCCGAGGTAAGTCCAGTTACAGTTGCAGAGTACGTTCCCCCTGCTGGAGTTGGCAAGGCAACCGCGTTAGCAAGAGTAGAACCACCAACAACACCGATTGTATAGGTGTCTGCCTCGGGAGACAGAGCATTGATCTCCCAGGTGACAGTGATAGCACCATCGTTATATGGACGATCGGTTCCTACGTCAGTAGCTGTTACGTTTTCGGGGGCTAGCGGCTCTAGAAAGTCATTCTGGGATGAAGACTTTCCACCTGCTTCTTTCTTTGCCATTAGTTACTCTCTCTTAACTTCTTATGCTGTCAGGTCGCCGTAAACAATCCAGCTGTCGGTTGCTCTCTTCATTATAGTACAGCTTGACCATTGCGTTCTGAGCTTGTTTCCTGGGGTGTAGTTCAGGGTTACTCCGCTGTCTGGGGAG